TTTAACTTAGACTTTCTTTATGCATTTATAGACTAAGACCATAACTTGGCGGTCTGTAGGGAATTCGAATCCCTCCTACAAGCGTGACAGGCTCGCGTGCTTACCGCTAACACTAACAGACCAAAATATAGATAAGCTACTCGTTTCCAGGCGAGCCCTTAATTGAGCGGTTACTCTGTCCATCTCATTTATTCAAAGTCTGTGTGCAGTGAGAGACTGCCTATCAGAGCCTGCGAGGGTATTTTTAATCCTCACGCTAACGGTTTTCTGCCACCGGATCTCTGTCGCTAATCAAACGCTATTTTAACGAAAATAGTAACGGGATTCTTTTAATATGTCTTTATTATAACACCTTAACACACTTGTGTCAAGCATTATTTTTGGAACCTGGAGTCAGATTTGAACTGACGACTTTACGGATTTGCAATCCGTTGCATTTGACCACTCTGCCACCCAGGCGTACCATTGTTTTATACACTTGGTAATGTATAAAATAATGGCGTCCCGTACCAGATTCGAACTGGTGTACTTACCGTGAAAGGGTAATGTCCTAGGCCTCTAGACGAACGGGACAATTGGTATCCGGTAGAGGTAACGCTCCTCTGTCTTTCGATTATCAGTCGAATGCTCTGCTATTGAGCTAACCGGACACAATGGTATGCTAATTTGTAAAAGAACATAGCTTAAATACCGATCTATTTAAACTTTATTATAACATCTTTTAATAACCTTGTCAAGCATATGGTTATTAAAGCATGCCACAAAAGGAAAACCCTCGGACTGTTGGAGTGCCGAGGGTTCTAAGATAAACTTGTACGAAAAATTTAAATTTTAACCCTGGAGCACACTCCATGAATTTTTGTCTGCAACGCGCTCTGACGTTCTAATATAAGAAGTCGGTTCTTGATGCTGACAGAAAAGGTTAAAATTATTTCCCATAAAAATATTTATACATCTCGGCACCAAACTAGTGGTGCTTTGTTAAAATTAAATTGGCGCGTCTTCCAACTCTGCCAACTGCTTCAATTCTTCAAGTTCTAAATCATCTTCAACAACTTTTGACTTGATTACTTTAGGTGCTGCTACTTTCTTAGGAGCAACTGCCTTTGCCTTTACTGGTGCTGCTTTAGCTTTTGCCTTAGTTGGCTTGCTAACAACTGTACCTTGTTTCTTACCCATTGTATCATTGATAAGACCTGCCCATTGCTTGAACACACCGCCTACATCGATAAGATGCTGGCATGCTTCTGCCTTGGTCATTGCCTTGGGCAACTCCATCAACTCAAGAGGCGAGTGACCACCTTTAGACAAGAGTTTGACGCGTGATGCCAGGTCATTAGCAAAACGAACTTTTGTGACGCCATACTGTGTTGAAACGCCGGCTACTGTGAATGTACTCATAATATAGATCCTTCAAAAAATGTAAAAATTAACAACTTCACAATTCATATTATATAGCCTTTCGGCTACCTTGTCAAGCATTTTGGATAAATTCTTTAACTTTATTTGCATGCTTGCAAGTCCTGCGGAATTGAAATCCTACACAACTGCAGGAAACAATACCATTATCCGAAACGACATTATAAATATGCCCTTTCGATTTAGATTTAATTCTAAATATCCGAGTTTCTACTCGATTATCTGGAAAATCAAATCCAACGATAAATCGCTTATTAATATGAGATGTAGGATATTCAGGATTACCTGTATATACAGAGACATAATCATTATCTAACCATTTAGGATTATTAACGACTTTACCTTTGAATATATTATCCTGATATTCTTCACCTAATATATTCGATTTCCATCGAGTTTGAATCTCGACTTCTGCACCGATTGAAAAGTTCTTTATCATGTGCTTATTATAACAGAAAAAAGTACCCGAGTCAAATGCTCGGGTACTAAGTGTTGTTCTAGAACAACAGGTTAAATTGCTTGATTTTTAAGCACTTTCTTTTTCAATTAATCCTTCTGATTCGAAAAAGTCAATTGCGTCATCTACGCCTTTGTTGTGCCCCCATTTGTAGCATGCAAAGCATGCAGCTAACATTAGTCCTAATTGTATTAGATCATATAGAGTGAATGTAATATTTTCCATGTATCGCTCCTTTTAATTATTCTTTTATCGACTCCTCTGCGAACCAATCTGCGTGTTTTTGTCTTAGATTTTTGAACTGGTCATGTTCCACAAGGAATTTTGCAACAAGACTGTTTTCTAAACCATAGGCCTCTATTTCCCAAGGTTGATCCCAGTAGGATGTATCATCATCATATTTTTCACCAAACCATAATGTTATATACTTATCTTTTTTAAACTTATCTTTAGCTTCGCCTTTGGCATGCTGTTTCACATGAACCATCTCATGTGCCAGGACCTTGAACATATTAATCTTTTTTCGTGTCCTTAATATCTCAATATTAAATTCTCGTGGATTGTTGTCGCCTGTAATTTCGTAATCACAAAAACCTCCGGCGTCTAGCTTTTCACGTACAATAATTTTAATAGATAAGTTTTTTGTCAATTGCGGGGACATTAAATTTTTGGCAAATGAATCAGCTGCTAACTTTAGCAAATACACCAGCGTTCTATCTTTTGCATTTCTAACGGAAACATTCATTTTTTGTCCTCCACTTTTATTTATGCCGCTAGTTTCATCTTATCTTTAATATATTCTACTCTATCTATCCAACCTTGTTTAGTTAGAAATCCCCATTCTCGTGTTCTCCAACCATGAATAAACAATGTCCAAGTTGGAGCAGACATTTCTAATCGGTGAAATGAGGTGGCTCTTCGCCATATAATTGAACCAGGCCCTCGCCATGTGCTTTGTTCTCCGACTTTAATACCGTGTCTGTCGAAGACCGGAGTCCATTCTGTATAACCTCCTGCAAGAATAACGGTGAGGTAGTTCCAGGGGTGGTCGTGAACGTCTCTGTCTTCGTCGGAGAGGAGGAGCTTGTGGATAAAGATGTTTGGGTAGGGTCTGACGGTATCGAATGCATTTATTTTTTCCTTAAAACATAGATAGTATCTGTGCATGTAATCTCTGCCAAATCTATCTTGGATAATACGTTTTCTATTTAGTTTTTCAAGCAATCGTAAAAGCATGATATAAATTTGGTGTTATACTTTATCAATTTCGTTTGCTTCTTTAATCAATGTATTAACATCTTCAAGTGTATTACATGTGATTTTTACTTGTGTCCAGTCATCATTGGTATCACGCCCGCTAACTTCAACCATATAACCATTATCATATAGATTGATAGTTAATGAATCATTAATTTTAACTAATTTGTCGCTGATTTTTTTAATTTGTTTCTTAGCCATTTTATTTCCTTAAGTCCATAGTGACTGTCTAATTTTAATGAGGCGAATCATCATTGCTTCATCCTCTGCCATGTGTTCTGCTTCAATTTTATGTGATAAATCCAAAGCAGCCATACATTCTTTTCGTTCTTCTTCTGTTTCATTCTCGTGACCCCATAGATCACTTCCAGCTTTTTGTCTGCGCTTTTCGCAATATGCAGACCATCCACTAGCTTCCATTGGATCGGGGCGATTGCGATATGTTTGTGTCCACCACAAATAAAGTTCTTTAATTTCTTTTGCAGAAGTTGCTTGACTTGTAAGTTCATTTTCATGCATAAGAGTTGCTGCCCAATCAAGATGATCTAGACCTGCTTGAGGACAACGCCATGTTCTCCAACGGAACCAACCTTTAGCATAGAATGGAGGATTGTATTTTTTATATGCATCGTCATCCCATGCAATATGTAACCATGCTGTTTCCACTTCAACAAAGTCAACAAGCTCGTTAAACAAACAAGGTAAAATGCGATATCCTACATCCTGCCACTGACCAGGTTTAATGTCACGTGGATGAGCGGTAAGTGCATGAGTACGAGTAACCCAACGATTATTGATATAATATTTTACATCATATAGTTTATCAATTGGCAAACGAACAAATGTTTGAATTGCGTCAAAGGCTTCTTCCACAATCCAATAACGAATCGGATGGGATTCTTTTGCCTCTGTTTCCCATTTATGCCAGCCGGAGCTAGTTGCAGAAGTTGGTTTAGTTGTACCTCGAATCCAATTTGCAACTTTACTGTTTGACCAATATTCTCTCATTTTAAACCTTAATTGACGAGAAGTCTCGTTTGCCTCTACTTATAATATCATTCATATTATATGTGCTTTTAGCTTGTGTGTCAACCCTATCAATGTCCAAATTAGCATCTGTCAAACCCTTTTGAGCAGATTGTTCTAAATCATATAATTTCATCTTTGCTCTATCAACACCAATCATAAATCGCTTATTTGCGGTTGGATCATTATATCGATTCTTTAACTGTTTAACCATAAGCTGATTTAATTGCTCTAGTTCTTCAGTTGAAATCAAAGCAAACATAAAGTCAACTGTTGCCGGCAAACCAAAAGATTCAGAAGTATCTGTTAGTTCAACATCGGTGTTACCATATCCACTTCTAGTTGTCTGCGTAGCTGATAGAATAGGCACATTCTCTTCAACCGCCAAGCCTCGAAGTTCTTCAGCAATAGACTTAATCAAAGTATAAGAATTAATATTTGAACCCGCTTTGAATCTAGAACTTGCGCAAATATTTAAATAGTCAACAATAATCATTGCTGGTTTAAATTGTTTTTTCAATTGCAATTCATTTAACAGTGCTTTAAAGTGTCCGACATGTGCGCCAGCTGTAGGATATTCTTTAATGATAAGATTACCTTCAGTCTTATTACGAATCTTTTCAATACGAGAATCAAACATAGACTTTGGCAAGTCTTTCAACTGATCCATTGTGATGTTCATCAAGTTTGCATCAATACGTTCTGCAATTCTTTCTTCAGCCATCTCTAAAGTAATATACAAAACATTTTTGCCTTGTGCTAAAGTCGATGCTGCTACGTGACACATAAACAAAGACTTACCAACACCAGTACCTGCAAGAACAACATTCAATGTCTTGTTAGGCAATCCACCATTTGTAATTTTATTAAAGTATTCAAGATCGAATGGTGTGCGAGATTCTACACGATGGTAAAATTCATATCGAGAGTCTGCACTTTGTAAGTAATCATGTCCAACATTGTTGTCGAAGCACACTCCTAGTGCTTCTTGTAACAATGACGGAATTCCATCTTCAGATTTTCCTTTGTCTCTGCCATCAATGATAGCAATGGATGAAAGGATAGCATTATAAATTGCTTTGTCTTTACAGAATTTTTCTGTTTCTTTATATAACCAATCCCTATTGTGTTCTGTGGGATCAAGTAAATTAACTATATCTACAATCTCTTTATATTGATCTTCTGTTAAAGACTTATCATTTTGAACAGCAATGACCAAAGCATCTTTGTT